GTCCCGTATTTCTGTGGCAGAAACTCCGAAATCACCAGCCATTAATTCAAATTCAACATCTGAATATTCTAAAACATTACCATCTATGCCTGTTAAATATTCTAAAGTCATAGACCATATTGCATACCCAACAACACCAAACTTGGTACGAATAGCTTTAACCTTTCTATGGTTACGCATATCTCTATCGTGAGGGAAATAATCACAGTAATTCTTTATTGGGCGAGCCATTAGAATTTATTTAATCGTTAATAAAATCGGTTTTCAACGCTTCGTTAATACGAAATATTTCTGCATCGGTAAACAATAATTTACCTTGCATCTTTCGCGATAATTCCGATTCTGGTATCTTGGCGTTTAATGATAACCACCTTTGTGTACGCCCATCTAAAGCCTCTTTAATTCTTTCATGAAGCCTTAATTCAGTTTTGATTTCCATAAATTTGTTTTGATTATTGGACAACAAAAATAGTGTTATTTTTTATATTCCCAAATATTTTTAACTTTTTTTTAAAATTATTTTGTAGTTAAATTAATTTAATTAAATTTGCAAATGGAAAACAAGGAATTAATATACGAAATGGCTAAGAGATTAGATTTAGTTATTGAGTTTTGGAAAGAAGGTAAATACATTGGCAAATATAGATTTATAAATAATAAACTACACAAATGGAAAGATGGATAACCGAAGATGAAATAATGCACAGAATAAGAAATCATCCTGACTTAACAAAAGATGATAAAGAAGATTTTTACTTTGATATACAGATGTTATATACTGGTAAAAAAGGTCAAGAAAAATTAGATAAACCAGTAATTAAAAACCAAGAAAGAAACAAATTAAAGAATGATATTCCCTTGCACTAATTGTGGATGTTGTTGTAGGAGAGTTGGCTTAGTAAAAAAATTTCTTACTGAAGATGAGTTCCCGTTTGAGGTTGATGAAAATGGCGCTTGTAAAATGCTTGTAAATGATATGTGTAGTGTTTATGATGATAGACCAGATATTTGCAAAGTTGAAGAAATGGCTAAAAAGAATAATATACCAAAAGAGATTTACTATAAAATGGCTATAGATGTTTGTAATCGTATGATGGATGAAGATAATATACCTTTAAAATTTAGAATACATGGCATATAACAGTACAATAATAACAAAGAAAAAACGTTGTGTTAATTGTGGCAATATTGATTATTGGTTTTCAAAAAAGATGTGTAAACAATGTGCTGTTATGTTTAATACACAAAAACGTATGGAAGAATTTGAAGATGATACAGAAAGTTTTCAGAATCTTGTCCAAGACCTTGACCATGTATTTAGCCAATATATTCGATGCAAGTATGCAGATAAAAATGGTATAGTTGAATGTTATACTAGTGGTAAAAAGCTACATTGGAAAGAAATTCAATGCGGTCATTTTATTCCAAGAGCTAATTTAGGAACAAGATGGTTAGAGGCTAATTGTCGTCCACAAAGTATGGATGATAACTACTTTAAAATGGGTAATTTAGAGGTATTTGAAGAAAAATTACATAACGAAAACAATGCATTAATTGAATATTTAAGAGAAGTAGCAAGACAAATTACTAAACCTACAAAAGATGAGCTAAAAGGCTTAATTCTAGAATATAGAACAAAGCTAAACTTGGTAAAAAAGAAATTTATTGAAAAATAATTGTATTTTTACGGTGGTTATCATAGTTTGTAGATTTAGTAGTTTTCGCCCCATGTTTTAAAATGACATGGGGTTTTTTATCGCTCATAAATGAGCCGATTATCGGTCATATACGGCTCAAAAGCAACTTTTATGATTGATAAAGTTTTCTATTAGCGAACTTTTGCATGAATTTTTCCGAATTATTCATGCAGATTTGCCAAAATATGTTAAATAGTAAGGGGTAATTCTGTTAATTGTTGTAAAATTATTAGGGTAGATATGTTACTGATTTATATAGAATTGTGACATAATTTGTTAATTGTTGGTAGTATTACTACTGAAATATTTAAAAAAGTAAAGCTATAACTTGACAAAATCGCAAAAAAGCCCCTCACCGTAGAAACGGAAGGGGGATACTTGTTAAACCTTTACTATGCGTATGCAGTGCAAATATAATAAATTAAATTAAATTTTTTAAATTAATTAAATTAAATTAATTTTGTGCCAAAACAAATAACATGGCAAGAAACATTTCACCAGATTCGGTATCTAGCAAGGTAGCCGAACTAACACTAGGCGAGCATCTTAGGTTAGATAATCCATATACTTCAGTAATGGTAATGGTTTCTAATTTAAAGAAAAAAGACGCTAACAAAAACAAATTATTCAAGATTAAAGCTATTGAAAACACAACCATTGTAACCAGAATTAAATAAACCATTATTATGCATATACAAACTATTGTCTACCAAAGAACATTTAACTTAGGAAATTATTCTTCTGAAAAAATTGGTGTTGAATTTGCCATTAACCAAGGTGAATCTGCTAATAAAGCATTAGATATTGCTAGAGATTTAGTAGAAGAATACCACAAACAAAATGTAATAAGATTAAAAGATTTAGGTGATTTTTACCAAGAAGTTCCAGATGAAATTATCCCTACCCAATCCAAAAAATCTTTAGCTGAAAAGACTATAGAGTTTATAAAAGCTTGCAAAACTAAAGATGAATTAAAGGCTTGGGAATTAATGGCTAAAAATAATCCAGATGTATTGGAATGTTATAATGCAAAACTTAAATCTTTATAATTATGCAACTTACCAATGATGAGCAATGTGTTTTAAATTTAATCTCAAGTGCTAATCACAGGATAACACAACAAGAAATTGCTGATTCAGAAAGGTGGTTAGGGAGTCATCCAATTCACGAAGTAGATAGAAGTGAGTCAACTCTAAGAAAAATTAGGCAAATAATTAGAGATTTAAGAATTAAAGGAGGCTATATGATTTTATCTGATGCTAAAGGATATTGGATAATGAAAGACAAGCAAGATGCTATAGAATATTGCGAAAGGATTGAACGCATGGCTAAATCACAAGCTAGAGCATGGTTTGAAACATACAATGCAATGAGAAAAAACTTTAATTTAAGCTCTGATTATTTTGAACAACAAGGAAAACTATTTTAACTATGATAAATTTTAATGAAACGCTAATCAGAGCAAGTTCTGTAGGTTATTTAATGACCGAACCAGTAACAAAAGCTGATAAAGAAGCTGGTGTGCTTTCTAAGACAGCGCAAAAACATTTGCTTGATGTTTATATTTCTGAAAAGTATAATAGAAGAAGAGATATTCAAACAAAGCAAATGAAAAAAGGGATTGAAGTAGAACAAGAATCGATTGATTTATTGTCAATGTACTTAAAGAAACCTTTTACTAAAAATACGGAAAGATTCTCAAATAAATACATAACAGGACTGCCAGATATTATTGATGATGGCATTATTGATATTAAATCTAGCTATGATTTATGGACATTTTTAGGCAATATACCAGATAAACTAGATAATCTATACTATTGGCAGATGATGTCTTATATGTGGCTTACAGGTAAAACGAAAGCTACAATTGCTTATTGTCTTGTAAATACTCCAGATAATATTATTGAACAAGAAAAATATTATTTACTTAAAAAGCTAGATGTTATTTCAGAAGAAAGTCCAGAATTTGTGAAAGAAGCAATGAAGCTTGAATTAAACATGAAGTTTGATGACATAGCTATTGAAGAAAGAATACTTATGTTTAATGTTAGTAGAAATGAAGATGATATTTTACGCATTGAGCAAAAAGTAGAAAAGGCAAGAGAATTTTTACAAGATATTGAAAACACCCATAAAAACTTTAACAATGGCAAAAGCTAAAAAAGAAAAACAATTAAACCTTCCCAAAGATGCACAACCACTAGACGGATGTGATTTCTGTATGCAATTTGATTATGACGAACCTCATGTAATTGGTGCAAGTGAAGATGCGGATGGCGTTATGGAATTAGTAATTAAAGCTTACTTGGATGCTGGTGTTACATTTGTATGCCCTACTACTGGTAAGAAATTAAGAGTGTACGCTAGACCATTATCAGATACAGGGAAAGCAATTTTAAATCAACAAAAGGAAGTTAAAAATTAAGCTATGACTTTTTATGAGCGTTGGCAAATTTTCTAGCGGCTTCTACGCTACCAAATCCCCAAGCTTTTAATGCTAATGCTTTCCTTGTTGGTTCGCCATTGGGTTTTTTCATTGAACCCATCATGCCTGCAAATCTAGCTGCAAAAGAAACTCTACGAGGATTAACACCAGATTTAACTGGAGCTTTTAAATGACCACCAGTTTCGGAATTATATGATGCTCTACCTTTGGCGTTTAAACCGCCTTCAGGATTTTTACCTTCTTTACGTTGCCAAGCTCCAGACATAATTTACATTTTTTCTTGTGCTTTAATTTTCTTTTCTTGTTTTAACATTGCAGCAGTTGGTTTTTTACCACTACCCTTGTTTTCACGAATAGAATCCCAAAGACCATGTCTTGAATATGAGCCATCTGCTCGCTTCATCATTTTTAATTTACTTTTCATGTTACTTTAAACTTAATAAATACAATGTTTCAGCTATTAATGTAGCAATTTCATCTACTTGATTTTGAACCCAAGATTCTTGATAAATCTCTTTTCTTTCTTCTTGAATTGTCTTGTATAAAGATTTAAAATATTTAACTACTTGTTCTGAGTTTTTATAATCTGTTGGACTATCAATTTGGTAATGCATGGGTCTATCGTAAATACCGCTTACACTTTCTACTAATCCATCTGTTAAACCAAGGATGCCATCATAAAATTTACCTAATGCTTTATGAACAGCGTATGATTCAGTTTGGTGATGCCAAACAACAGCTTGGTCAAATGAATCTTTTAAATAAGATACAAAATATGAGAATTTTTCTTCAGACATGTTATAATATTTTAGCTAAGATACGAATTATTTCCAATTCTCTGACTTCCATATAGTCAAATCTATCCCTTTTAAGCCCTTTGGCGGCGTTTTTTTGTTTTCAGTAGGTATTTGTTCCAATTTGGAACTAACCTCTAAATTTGGGCTACCTGTGTTGTAAGGAGGCATATTCTTGAAAGGCGCTCCTCTTTTAACTTTACTTTTGCCTAAAATATTAGGTTCGCCATCTGTATTTATTATTTCAAGAAGGGTCTTTGAAACAGAAATACTTTTGTACTCATCCAATAAAAAATTAACTACTTGTTGAACAGAAGTCAAATTCTGCTCTTTTTGAATCATATCCAACTTATATAAGTCAAATCTAACTCCAATTGGTTTACTTTTTGCCATAATTAAATTAATATGTATTTGCGAAAATAGGTGTTTGCTCCCCAACGTAAGCATCAAAACAGTTAAACTCAAGAAATTCCCAAGCATCTTCTTCAGAAAATTCTTTGTTATCTTCCCTTAAAAGTTCAACCATTATTTCTTTTGAATAAACCAACTGACCATTATCAGTTAATCCAATAATTGCCTTATCATATCCATCTGGGTTTTCTTCAGATAAATTTGGTTTTAAGGCTAAACATTCTGCTGCTGTTTGTAAAATTAATTCTAAGTCCATAGTGTGTTTTTTTAAAATTTTAAAATGTAGCTACAAAGTTAAGTTAATTTTCTGAATGTAGCTACAAAACCTATCCCTTATATACCTATACCCCCATACCATATAACATAGATAAGTGCAAGCCCCAACCCATACCATAACCATTGAACCAAGACCAACCAATTACCTATGCTCCAACCCCACATA